ATGTTCAATAAAATAAGATCATTATTTACAAAAAAAGCACGAAATAATGAATTTGTTAATAGCTTAGAAATTTTATTAGAAGATAAAATAAAAGCTGAGGAGCTTTCAGCAGTAATTGCCGCAATCTCAAATATTAGCGAGACCATAGCATCTTTGCCATTAAATTTATATCAAAGAACAACTGATGGATCAAAACTAGCCTCTAATCACCCCTTATATGAACTCATCAAAATCGCACCAAATGAAACAATGACACCTTTTACACTCTTTGAGGCTTTTATGGTACAAATGTTAATTTATGGCAATGGTTTTTTATATCCTGTTAAAAAAAGAAACGGGGTGATTAATTCTATAGAACTCATAGAAAATAAAGACATTAATATCTTTAAAATGAATGGAAAGTATTTTTATCAAGCTTACTCAAAAAATGGCAGTATTGTTTTAAATTATGATGAGGTTTTAAATGTGCCTTATCATACTAAAGATGGAGTAAAAGGTATCGCACCGCTTAGAAAAAGCAAAAATACCACAGAACTTGCAACAGCTATAGAACAGCACGGACTTAGCTTTTTTAAAAATGGAAGTTTTACAAGTGGCGTTATATCTGTACCAAATGAATTAAGCGAAGAGGCATATTCGAGATTAAAACAATCCTTTAAAGAAAATTATAGCCAAAAAAAAGCTTATAATATTTCTATTTTAGAGGGTGGAGCAAGTTATGCACAAACTACAAGTGCGAATAAAAATAGCCAGTTTTTAGAAAGCAAACAATTTCAAGTGATAGAAATTGCAAGACTTTTTAATATCCCACCGCACAAACTTGGAGATTTAAGCCGTGCGACTTTTTCAAATATCGAACAACAAGAGACAAATTATATGGTACAAACCATAACACCTCTAACAACTAAAATCGAACAAGCCCTAAATCGCTTTTTATTAAACCAAAATGAAAGAAAAGAATTTTATTTTAAATTCAATATCAACGCTATTTTAAGAGCTGATAGTTCTTCAAGGTGGGAAAGCTATGTAAAAGCTTTAAGTAATGGCGTGATGAGTATAAACGAAGTAAGAGCCTTGGAAGAAATGAACCCAATTGATAATGGAAACGATCATTTAATACCGCTTAATCTTGCCAAAATAGATGAAAAAGACACACAAAAAGGCAATCAATGATAGAAGTAAAAGGCTTGAACGAATTAATGAAAGATTTGCAAAGCATAAGTAAAAAAGCTTTGCCAAATGCGGCTAAAAAAGGAGCTTTAGAAGTAGCAAAAGAAATCACAAATGATTATAAAAAGAATATTCCTAAACAAAGCGGACTTTTAAAGCAAAGTGTTAAGGCAGTTTCTAGTTATACTTTAGAAAAAGGTGTTTATCGTGCCGCTTCAGTTGTTTTTAGGATGAAAAAAGTAGGTATAAAAAGATTTGAGAAGTTAAAAAATGCTAAAAAATGGACACAAGCAAAGAAAAATGAGAGAAAACAAAGAATGGATTATTTTGCGAGTGCGTATTATGCTCATTTTATAGAGTATGGATTTTTTCATAAAGGCGGAGTGAAAAAAAGTGCAAAAGGAAAACCAAATATAAGCGGAAAAAACACTTTTGTAAAAGGCACTTATACCATGCAAAAAGCAAAAGAGAAAATAGACCCAAAAATGCAAAGCTTGGTTACAACAAAACTAAATGCTGAGTTAGACAAATTAGGATTTTAAATGAAGGAATTTTTAAGCGATTTTTTAATGGGACTAAGCAAGGAATTAAATATAGAAATTTACCCACTTTCAAGGCAAAAAACAAAGCTAGAAAAAGCATTTTTAATTTATGAAATCACAAGCGAAGAATTAAATTTAAGTATAGATGATAAAATCTTAAGCAAAGAATTAGAAATTAATTTGAGCCTTTATACTCCAAAATACAAAGATTTAAGAGAGTTAAAAAGCAAAATTGAAAGTTTTATTTTAAAATTTTATAAAAAACCTATTGAAATTTTAATACATGGAGAAGATAAAGATGAAGAGAGTGGATTTTTTACGAGTGAGATTTTTATCACTTATCGTTTATAAATTTCTTTTCTATGTCCTACTTCAAGACAAAGAATAGTTAATTTTTCGTCATTATTTAAACAGATTAAGCGATAATCATTTATCCTATAACGCCACAAGCCTTTTAAATTTCCTTTTAATGCTTTGCCTTTTTGATTTGGACTTTCTAGGCTTTGTATTTCTTCTTTCCATTTTTTGATTTGTTTTTGAACTTCTTTATCTAGTTTTTTAATTTGCTTTACTGCTTTTTGGCTAAAATCAATTTGTATCATAAACCAAGCTCTTTAAAAAGCTCATCAGCACTAATGCTTTTTTTACCGCTTGCTAAATATTCTTTATAAGCAACTTCTCCTATTTTTGCATCTTCTAAGTCTTCTAAAAATTCCATAATTAAAGCTTGAATAATTTCTTCTTTGCTTGTATTTCTTTCTTTGGCTATATTTAAAAAAGCTTGTTCTTTTTCGCTTGATAATTCTATATTTAGACTAAGCATTAAAATTCCTTTTTTTGAAAATTATAACAAAAAATTAGAAAATAAAATACAAAAATATAGTTTTATGAAAAATATCTCTTAATACGCATTTTAACGCCTTAAACTTTTTATAAAATCTCCTTACATTACTTATATAAGGAGAAAAAATGTCAAAAGACAAAATAATCACAGATGCCCCTGATGTGCAAGGGCTTAGAGTTTTAGTTTTATCTCGTGCTATGGAAAGTTTAGGAAAAGAAGCTATTCAAGCAGGATTTTTAACAAGTATTTCAGGTCTTAAAGGTGGAACTAGAGAAAGTCAAAAACTAAGCCCAATCAACGATAGAGATTATGAAGAAATCAACGCAGTAGGCAAAAAAACTTCAGCTACTGTAAATATGAATTTACTTTATAAATTTGTTAAAGATGGTAATTTAGAAAGCTATGAGGGGGTAAATTATCTAGAAAAAGCTTTTGAAGAAAATGAAGAAGTTTTTATCATCGTAGAAATTAATGATGAGAGAAAAACCACACTTAAAATCAAAATGAAATTAACAGGCTTTGAACTTCAAAGCGAAGCAAATAATAAATTCAGTGCAAATATCACAGCAGAAAAAATCGGCGAAGCTAAAGACATCACACCTTTTAGATTTGAAGAAAGTCAAAATATAGAACACACTACAAAAGCTTTAAATGTGGGCGATGTGATGAGTGATAAAAAAGGTAAAATTATTTATTTTTACCCAAAAGAAAGCACACTTGAAAAACCAGAATTAAACGATGAAAGAATGGTTTATGTTTTTGATGAGGTGCGAGGTGTTGTACCAAATCCTAGCACACAAACTTTTAATGAAAACAATGAATTTATAACCACAAAAGAAGCTGATAAAGTTTGGGAAAAAGAAAATGATGAAAATATTATCCATGAAAGCAAAACCGAACCAGAACAAGGGCAGACTTATGAGGAATTAAAAGGAAAAACATTATATTTTTATCCAAACGCCTTAACACTTCTTTATCCTGCAAATGAAGATATTCGCAAAAAATACACCATAGATCAAAGCTCAGGCATAGCAAGTGAAGCCACAATGCAAACTTTTTTAAATGGAAAATTTAGCGATGCTTTAAGAAAAGGAGGTAAAAAATGAAATTCAATGACTTTTTAAAACAACATTCTTTAAGAGAAAAAGAAATTTTAATCGAAGGTATTGATGAAAAATTCACAATTCGCCAACTTTCTATGCTCGAACAATTAGAGATTATGGAAAAAAATGGCATAGAAATACAAGAAAATAAAGATGATAAAATCAGCATCGATTTTATTAAGAAGAATTCAAATTTTAGAAAAGAAATCATCTTAAAGTGTTTAGTAGCTCCAAAAATCGATGAAAAAACCTTTGATAATCTCAATCAAGAGGGTTTAAACATTATCGCAAAAGTCGCAGACGAAATTTTAAAATTCACAAATGAAGTCCCAAAGCAAGAGAGCAAGGGCGATTAATTTATCGCCTTGCCCTTGCATTAGGAAAAACCATAGGCGAGTTAGAACAAAGTATAACACAAAGTGAGTTTAACGAGTGGATGTATTTCTTAAGCACCGAGCCTTTAGCAAGTGATAGAAACGAAATGCAAATGAGTATTTTACTTAATATGTTAGCTTCTTTTATGGGTGTAAAATCGACTAATGAAGACTTTTTATTATGCTCTCATTTAAAACATACTAAGCAAAATACTAACGAAAATCAAAAAATCGATATTAAAAAATTACAAGATGACTTTTTAAGTCTTTTAGGATAGATGATGATTTATTTCTATATTGAATTCTTTTTCGTTTGGATAATTTTGCAAAATTTGCTTAAATTCTTTTGTATAATCATCGCCAAAAGCATTATTTTTGATAGCAAATTCCAAAGCAAAAGCACTCATAAGCACACTTTTACCTTGCTTTGTTTTTATGAAATTTTCATGAGCTTCTTTAAAGGCGATAAGCTCTTTTTCGCAACTTTTATAATCATTAAGAAATTTTTCATTTTTAAATATTTTTTGGCTTTTGCTCCACATCAGAAAAAAGACAAAACAAATAAAAACAAAAGCAAAAAAATTAAGCTCTATATATGGAAAAAACATAATTTAAAAACTCCATTTTTTATCTTAAATTCTACTCAAAAAAAACTAAAAGGAACATAAATGGCTAAAAATGTTAAAATCGGCGTTAGCGTAGATACAAATAGCGGTGTGGCGAGTATTGGAGGTTTAAATAAAAGTTTTAATCAATTAGGAAATGTTACACAAGCGACAAATAAATACATAAAAGATATAGAAAAGAGCTTTTTAGGACTTTCAAAAAGCGTAATTGACATGAACGCCCATTTAACACAAGCTTATCAGGGTTATAAAACTTTAGCACTTGATATAAAAAATTTTGGTAGCTCTTTTATAGAAGCAAGTAAAAGTTTTGAGACTGCAAAAACTCAACTTGCTTTTATAACAGCCACCACGCATTCAAATATTGATACCACAGGAAAAGCGATATCACAACTTGAAAAATGGAAAGCCGCTACAAAAAGCAGTGAAAAAACGTTTAAAGATTTTAATGATTTGCATACTAAAACAGGCTATTCTTTGCAGGATTTATCAAGTATGTTTCAATCTTTTGCCTCCACAGCTTTAAATAATATGAGCTTTGATGAAGCTAAAAAAGCTTTTGAAAGTATTATGATAGCAACCTCAAATACTTCCATGAGTGCTAATCAACTTTCAATTACTATGGATAGTTTAGGAGCTGGGGCATTTAGCGCAAGTGGAGATTTAAGAAGATTTGCTGAAAGTTTAGGTATTACAAATGATGCTATGAGCGAAGCAAAGAAAAATGGTAAGCTTTTTGATTTATTTATAGAAAAAACCAAAGAGTTAACAAAATATACAGACTACACAACGCAAACCTATGAAAAGCAAATGCAAAAATTTGAAGCTAATATGCAAATGTTACAAGCTGAAATTTCAAAACCTATTTTTGATACTCTTAAAAGCTCCCTTATAGATATAAACACTTATATTAAAGATAATGAAAAAGAAATTAAAGCGGGCATTAAAGCTATTACCGAATTTGCTACTTCTTTTAAAGATTTGGCTATTGGTGCAGGACTTGCTTATGTAGCTTTTAAAAGTTTTAATTCTTTTAAGAATTCATCTTTTTTTACAAGTCTTAGTAATGGTATTAAGAATGTTAAAAAAGATTATGATGATTTAGTAGAAAAGCAAAAAACAAGCCTTGAACTTATAAAGAAAAATGAGAATTTAAAAATTCAACTTCAAGGTCTTAAAGAAGCTAAAAACGACTTAGAAAAGCTTAAAGCCTTAATGCCAGATTTAGCTAATTATGCAAAATACAATAATAAAATAGACTTAGGATCGATAAATAAAGATGGAACTAAAAATTTAAGCGGTGTAATGGTAGGAAGGGAAGCTTTGCTAATCGAACAAGGTGCAAGAAGTGAAATAAAAAGATTGCAAAAAGAAATTATAGACAATGAAGCACTTATTAATCAAAATATAATAAAAAGAAATCCCTTGTTAAGCACCATAAAAGGCACTATGAGTAATTTAGCAAATTCTGCTTTAAATTTTACAAAGGCTTTAGCTCCAACTGCTGGGCTTATAGCTTTGATGACTTTTATAGAAAAGCTTTATACGAATTGGGATAATTTTGACAAAGCTTTAGAAAAAACATCAAAAAGAAAGCTAGAAAACAAAAGTTCAAAAGAATTAGATGAGTATGTTAAAAATCTTAAAAGTCAAATGGATGCCTTAGAAGCAAATGGAAGTGTTTTGGGAGCTCAAATCACATCAAAATTAGATTTTTGGTATATAAAAGAAGGTGTAGAAAGTGTTTTAAAAGGCACTGATTATATGTTTGAAAGTGTTACCGGAAAACAGCTAAAAATGAATAAAGAAGCTAGAAAAGCTTACGAACAAATACAGGCAAATTTAAAACTAGCCGAAGAAGCCGCCAAAAAAGCAAAGGAGCAAGAATTTAAACTAGAAGCTATTGATAATCTTCCTGCTAGTGTTAGCAAAGCCATGGAAAGTTTGAAAGCTTTAAGGATACCGCAAAGCACAGAAGAACAAGCCGAAAATTTAAGAAAACAATATGAGCTTATCAGCGAAACCATACAACAAATCACGAATAATGCAAATTGGAATAAAGACTTAGCAAAATTAGAGCAATATAACGCTTTAGTAGCTCAAAGAACGCATTATGAAGAATATATAAATAAACAAGAAGAGCAAAGATTAAAAAAAGAAAAAGAAATCGCCAATCAAAAACTGGCAGAACGCATCAAAGAACAAAATGAAGCCTTAAAAGAAATTTCACAAATAGGCATGAGTGAATACGATAAAAAATTAAGCCAAATTAATGAAAAATTAAAAGCATGGAAAAAGTTAGGCATTGATAAAAACAAATTAAAACAAGCAGAAGAAAGCCTTAAAATTAATCTTGATCTAGAAAGTGCAAATAAAGACTTTGAAGATACTAAAAATTTAATGATTGAATTTTATGAAAGTATAGAAAATAAGCAGGAAGCTTGGGCATTAAAAGAAATTGAGCTAAGAGACAAATACAGCAAATTATTAAGTGAAAATCTCATCAAAGAAGAAGATTTTAAAAAGATGATAAAAGCCAATAAAGACGCTTATTTTCAAATGGGCAAAGACAGTAAAAAAGCCATGAGCGAAGTAGAAAAAAACTATAATCAAATGATAGCAAATATGCAAAAAACGATAGAAAGTAGCTTTTTTGATGTTATAAATGGGAAAATAAAAACCTTAAAAGATTTGTTTAAAGATTTAGGAAAAACCATTTTACAAGATTTTTTAAGTCCTTATATTTCATCACTTAGTGGCTTTTTATCTAAGGCAGGAGCTGGAGTATTGAGCGGTTTAATGCCTAATTTTGCTTTTGGTAATGTGAATTCACACTCACAAACAAATGCTTTTAGCTCAGTTGTTGAATTTGCTAAAAATCAAGGTTTAAATTTAAATAGTGATGGCAAATATCAAGGTGTGGTTAATGGTGTTGAGGTAGTCATGGATAAAACAGGCACCATAGAAAAAGGAAATAATGCTTTTAATAATGTGAGTAATATTATAGAGGGTGCAAGTAAATTAGATGGCATTATGAGTGGCGAATGGATAGATAAAGCGGGCGCCACTTATGATAAAGTTATGAATTGGTTTGGCAGTAGTCAAAATGCAGGAAGTGAAATAAGTTTTAGTGATGCTTTAAATGCGGATGGTTTTAGTGATTTTTTAAGTTCAAGTTCTGATATTAGCACTACTATTGAAAATTCAAGCACAAATATTATAGATAGTATAGGCAATGGCTTTAATTCTTTATTTGATAATTTACAAGGTTATATCAATTCAATAGGCACTTTTGGCAGTAATCTTTTAGCTAATGGCTCAGCTTATTTGGCAAATTTTTTAGGACTTGGTGCAAGCTTTACAAACGGTGTTTCTTTGGCGGGTATGGGATTAAGTGGTGCAAGTAATGCTTTATCTCTTGGTTTTGGTGGGGGCTTGGGCTATATAGGTGGCACTTTAGCTAATGCAGCAATGGGCGGACTTCTAGGTTATGGCATAGGAAGCTTAGGAGATTGGCTTTTTAAGGCTGATACTCACGCAGGAACAGGTGGTGCGATAGGTGGTGCATTAGGTAGTATTATAATGCCTGGCATTGGAACTATAGTAGGTGGGCTTTTAGGATCAGTCATTGGTGGTATTTTTGGAAAAACCAAAGTAACAGGAAGTGGCTTACAACTTTGGGAAAATATAAATTTTAGTGATTTTTTTACAAATTCTAATTTGCAAGGTTATGTAGACTATCAAAAGAAAGGATGGTTTAGTAAAAAAAGCTGGACAGAATATAATAATTTAAGTGATAAAAAAATCAAAGAAATCAATCGTGTTTTAGAAAATCAATACGCAACGCTTGTAAAATTAAATGCCAATTTAGATAAGTTTGAATTAGTAGCTGGAAAATACGCTAATAATTCTTTATTTGATACGGCTTTGCCTACTGCACTTTTAAAAAGCTTTTTAAATATCGATGATAAAAGCGAAATCGATGCACAAATTGTAGCAATACAAGAAAAGGCAAAAGCAAATAATATAAGCTATGCCCAGCAACTTTCTAATCAATTTGGTACTTTTATGCAAATGCAAACTAGCATTTTAAATCAAATTTATAAAAATGATCCAACAAAACAAGCAAAACTAGCTTATGATGATACTATGTATGCTTTAAAAACTGCGATGAGAAATGCCACAGGTGGATTTAGTCTTTTTGGATTAAGTGAAGAAAGCTTTAAAGATTTAGGACAACTTAGTGCCGAAGCACTTAATAAAGCTTTCAATGAGAGCTTAAGGCAAGATTTTAGCCCTGAGAATTTAGAAATTTGGCAACAATTAACACAAGCTTATACGCAAGCACAAGAACAAGTTAAAAATCTTTTAAATTCTATCATACAAAAAACACAAGAACTTATGCAAATCAATCAAAGCTTTTTAAGTGCTAATGGTATTTCAAGTAGTATTTTTGAAGTTAATCATCTAATGAATTCTTACGCAACCTTAATGAGCGGTTTAAAAGATGATTTAAATGATAGCGAAAAAGAAATGCTAAAGGATATTTTTAGTGCTAATGATAAGCTTTTAAGTTTAGGTTATGAGGGTTTAAATGAATTTTTAAGCACGGGTAATACTGAACTTAGAAAACAGCTTGTAGATATCATTACACAATTTAAACAAATAAGCGACAAACAAGGTGGTTTAATCTTTTCAAGCGAACATTTAAACAAACTCGCTGAGGTAGAAAAGCTTATTAATGCGTATGAGAATAAAGATGAAAACAAAGAAGCAGAACAAGTAAGGTTAAATGAAAATAATAAACTTTTAAGTAAATTAAATAGCGAACTTGGTATTTTAAGTTCTTTGGGTTCTTTTAGCACTAATTTAATCAATCAAAGCATAGCTACAAGCGAGAGCGTGGCGCTAAACTACGATAAAATTTTAAAACAAGCTAAAAATGATTTTAAAAATGGCAATCTTACAAGTTCAAGCTTTAGTGCCTTGCAAAACGCTGCAACGCAAAAAGCAAACGAGATCAAAAATCAAGCTTCAAGCTTTGCAGAGTATCAACTACAAATGCTTAAAATGGCAAATGAAATGAAAGATTTAGGTGGTGAGGCAGATTTAAATTCAATACAAGATAAAATAGAAGCCATTACAGAAGAAAATAAAAAATTACAAGAAAAGTTAGATCAAACTTTAAAAGACACTTCTAATATGACTTTAGAAGAGTTAAAAGAGTATAAAAAAACTCTCATTGCGCAAAGTGAAGCAGAAATTGCAAAAATGATCGAGTATTTAGGCGAAGAAAGCCCTATGGCTAAATATTTACAAGAAACGATTAAATCTATAAAAGATGGCGCCTCTCTTACAGAAACAACGCTTAAAAATTTAGAATATGCACTTTTGCAATATCAAAATAATCAGGCAAATATAGATAAAGATTTAAATAATGAGATTAAAAATCCTTACAAAAAAATGAAAGCTTTTGCAGATGGCGGGATAGTTACACGCCCTACAAATGCTTTAATTGGAGAGAATGGTTATCCTGAGGCTGTAATTCCTTTAAAAAATGGCAAAGGTTTAAAAATCGATGCAAGTGGAGTTTTTGAAAAAATAGGCATCGCTTTTGAAAAAGCTATTAATAAAGGTTTTAATTCTTTTGAAGAAAAACTAGACTTAATCGCTTCAAAAATTGACAATGTAGATAAAAGTGTAAAAAGAGCAAATATGGATTTAAGTATTTTAACTAAACAAACTAGAGAAATTGCAGAAAATATTTAATAAGGAAAGAAGATGACTATAATTAAACCTTTAGAATTTGAAGTTTTACAAAATTTAGCTAAAAAAGATGAAACGCCTTTATGGGATAAGGAAGTAAGTTATAAAAATAATGAAAAAGTGCAATTTAAAGGTTTTGTTTGGGTAAGCGCAAGTGATGAAGATACGCATGAAGAACCTGATGTGTATTTTGATAAATGGGTTAAATTTGCACCCATCAATGAAAATGCTTTTTTTGATGATGAATTAAATACTCAAACAAAATGTGATAAAGCTTGGAGTGTAAAATTGAAAGTAGATGGGGTATTTGATACTTTAGCATTTTTAAATTTAGATGTTTCAAAAATAAAGATAGAAACATTAGATGGCAAAATCATTTATGAAAAATCAATGTATTATAAAAAATCTAGCACTTGGTGGGAATATTTTTTTAGCAAATTTAAAGTCAATAAAGAAGATTTTGTGTTTTTACCTTATCCTATTAACTCAGAAATTTTAATAAGTTTTGAGCCTGCTAAAATAGGGTGTAATGTAGGACATATTTTAATAGGAAAAAAAGAATTTGCAGGTGTTACAATCTATCCTGCAAATAGCACTTATATAAATTACTCAAAAACTTCAACAAATGAATGGGGAGTAACAAATGTAGTAACTGGTAAGAAAGCAAAATACTTAGAATTTATAGTTGCTGTAGAAAAAAAAGACTTTGATTATTATGATGATTTAATAGCAGGACTTTATAATACTAAAGCCTTATTTATAGGAGATGAAAGCGAATTGGGCTTTAAAAAATTAACTACTTTTGGAATTTTAAAAGATTATTCTGCACCTTTAGAGGATCAAGATTATATGCAATATAAACTAAATATTCAAGGTTTGATTTAAAAAATAAAAAATATCTTCTAACACGCACTTTAACGCCTTAAAAATTTTCTAAAATCCTTATAAAACTTCAAAAAAGGATTTTAAAATGAGTTTTAAAAACATAAGAGCAGATACCGCAAGACTTAGAAGCGTTAGCGAAGAAAATATGTCTTTAAGCTTTGTCATGGTTTCAAATTCTAATGCTTGTTTGCGTTTTGATTGGGAGCTTGGGGACTATATAGAAGAGCTTGATGTAAAAGGTGCGAGATTTGAAAATCTTAAAACTCTTTTTAAAGATCATAAACCAAGCGTAGATAATGCTATCGCAAGAATTGAAAATATAAGAATTGAAAATAATGAGTTAGTTTGTGATTGTATCTTTGCCAAAGACGAAAAAAGCTTAGATATCTTTAAAAAATATCAAGATGGAATTTTAAGCGATGTGTCAATTGGTTATAGAGTTTTAAAGCAAGTTGTAGATAAAAAAAGTTCGCCTAAAAGGGTTCTAGTTACAGAGTTTGAAATTTTTGAACTCAGCGCTGTTTGGAAAGGTGCGGATAAAAACGCTAAAAAACGCTTTGAAGAAGATGAAGAAAAAAAGAAAATCAAAGCCTTAAGTGAAGCTAGAGAGCGAGAACTTAAACTTTTAGAAATATCAATTTAAACAAGGAGAAAAAACAATGCAAAAATTAAGACAAGAAATAGGAAATTTACACGAACAAATGGTGGCTTTATCAAATAAGGCTAAAAACGAGCAAAGAAGCTTTAGTGCTGAAGAAAACACAAAATACGAAGCTTTAATGCAAGATTTTGAAAGTAAAAGAAAAGAACTCTCAAGAGCTGAAGCAGAGCTAGAAAGAGAAAAATATTTAAATGAGGTTGTAAGCCCTGTTTTAGGACAAAATCCTAAAGGAGAGGATGAAGATTTAAATGAAGAAAATCATATGCGTTCTTTTGTGAATTATTTAAGAAATGGAAGCATTGACAATATTTTAAAAAGAAATGTTTTAAATGAAAGCACAGCAGAGCAAGGTGGGATTTTAGTCCCTACAACTTTGCAAAGTAAAATAAGAGAAAAATTAAATGATCTTAGTGTTATTAGAAAGATTGCTACAGTGCAAAAAAGCTCTAGCAATCAAATTATACCTGTTTTTGATGAGATGGGGGAATTTTCTTGGCTTGGCGAACAGGAAAGCTTTACTGAAGTTAGTGCTAAATTTAGTTCTTTAAGTATAGGTGCACATAAGCTTGGCGGTATTATTAAAATCAGCGAAGAACTCTTGAGTGACAACATTGCAAATCTTGAAAGTTTTATAGTGCGAAAAGCCGCTGAAAAGATTTCAAAAACAGAAGAATTAAGTTTTATTAATGGAGATGGAAATAAAAAACCAACAGGACTTAAAAATGCTAAAAAAGCGTTTACACTTGCTTCAAATCAAGGTATTACAAGCAATGATATCATAGATGCTTTTTTCAGTTTAGACAGTGCTTATCGTAAAAATGCCACTTGGCTTGTAGGAGATGAGTTTATGAAAGCTATTTATAAACTTACAGATAATGATAATCGCCCATTGTGGCTACCTGCTTTAAGTGCTAATGGCTATGACACAATTTTAGGTAAAAAGGTAGTTTATTGTTCTGGTGTTGATGGTTTTGGTGCAAGCAAAGTCCCTGCATTTTTTGGAGATTTTAGTTTTTATGAAATTTGGGATAGATCAAGTATGAGTTTTACAAGACTTAATGAGCTTTACTCTCAAAATGATTTAATAGGTATTAAAGTGCGTTTAAGACTTGATGCAAAGCTTATGGATAATTCGGCAGTTTGTAAAATTGTATGCCCTGCTTAAAGGATGGAAGATGAAAAAAGTAGTTTTCAAGTGTTGTTTAAGCGGTAATATTTTTTATAAAAAAGGTGATGAGGTTTTACTTGAAGATAGTGAAGCCTTAAGGCTCTTAGAAAAAGGCATTGTGGAAATCGTGGAACAAGAAGAACAAAAACAAAATACTGATGAAAAATCAAATACAGATAAAAAGCCACAAGAAGATCAAGAAATGCAAGAAAAGCCACAAAAACAAAACGAAAAAGAAGATAAAAAAGGTAAAAAATGAGATTAAAGGCATTAAAAGATAGCAAAAAAGAACTCATAGACATTCAAGAATTAAGAGACTTTTTAAGAATTGATAGCGATGTTTTTGATGCAAATTTAAAACAATTTTTAAAAGCTGGAATGAATGAATTTGAAACAAGAACCAATCGCATTTTAGCTTTAAATGATTATGAAGTTGAATTTTTTAATGAAAGGGTGATTTTAGCTCCTTTTAATGCTTTAAAAAATGCAAATTTTAAAGCCGAGTTTAAAACAAATGGTGGTGTGCTTTATGCAATAGGTTGTGGGAATATGATTGTAAATTTAGGTTTTGAAGAATTGCCACAAGACATAAAATTGTGGCTTAAAAATTATGTTTTAATGGCTTTTGATGGTGTGAGTATGCCTAAAATTTCAAGTGCTTTAATCACTCGCTACAAAATAGCTTATTTTTAAAAGGCAATGGCAATGAAAGCAAATGGATTTAAGCATAGAGTTAAAATTTACAAAAAAGAACAAAGCAAAAATGAGTTTTTAGAAAGCGATTTTACGCAAGATTTACTTTTTAAAGAAGTTTATGCAAGTTGTAAAAATCTAAGTGCGGATGTTAAAGAGTTAAATAGTGGCTTATCTTTAGTCGCTACGCATGAATTTGAGCTTAGATTTTTAGAGCTTGATTTTTCTTATTTTCTAGTTTTTAGAGATGAAAAATATGAGATTGTAAGCTTGGAAGATGAAAGCCAAAACAAGAAATTTTTAAAAATAAAAGCAAGGAAATTTCAATGAATAAAATATCTTTCATTAATACTTTACCTAAAGCACCTGATATGGCTAATCCTGTTGATTTTGACAAGGATGCTAATAACTTTGTTAATGCACTTGTTCCTTTTTCAAAAGAGATTAATGATTTTATTAAAGATATAAATATATTAAGTGCTTCCTTGATAGAGCTAAACTCTAATATGATCTCTTATACTAATTTGGCTTTAGAGCAAATTGACAGTAAAACAAATATAAATATCTTAAAAATAGAAAATTTTTGCAAAGATTTTCAAAATGTTTTAGAGCAAAAAGCTAAAGAAAGATTAAAAGAATTTACCGATGAATGCCTAACCATAGTTGAAAACAAAGGCTATGAGATGATAGAAAGATTAAATGATAATGGCGTTGGAGCTGATTATATCGCTATTTCTCAATCTTTGGCTCATAGCTTAAGCTTAGAACGCTTTATTATGGAAAGAGGTTTTATTAAACTAAGAAAAGAAGAAGCCCTAAATTTAGATGATGTGAATTTGAGTTTAGAAGAACAAAGAAGAGATATAAACCTTGCTCAAAAAGCTTTAGAAAATATCACAAACATACTCTCTTCACAAAACGAAATTAATTTAACTTTAAAAGGAGAAAACAATGCTTGATAACTCAAAAATAAGAAGCACAGAACTTTATGCTACGCTAAGTCAAGCTACTAAGGATGTTACAGCCATAAGAGAGTGGCTTTATGCTTCAAAAGATAGGATTGATGAGCACATTTTAGAAAATTTAAATGCTTTTGATGAAAAAGTAAAAGAAGCTTTACAAAACTATGAAAACTTAAGCGATGAAAAACTTAATATGCTAAAAGAACTTTATAAAAAAGTGGTTTATCCTTTTGATTATGTAAGTGATGAAGAACCTACAATGCCCAATGTGAATGAAACTTGGTTTAAAACTGATGAGGCTAAAATCTTTAAATTTATTAAAAATCCACAAATCACTTTCTTACAAAAAGAAAGACCTAAAGAAAGAAAAATTAATGATATTTGGTTTAAGCCTATGGATGATGTTAATTTACAAGTAGGCGAATTTTATCTTTGTGAAAAAGTGTTAAAGAATGAAGCTTGGATAAACCCATCCTTGCCTGAGAATTTAGAACCTGCATTTAATCAAGAAGAAGCTCCACAAAATGCAACGCTTGGCGATATTTGGAAAAAAGGGGATGAATATTTTGTTTATATTAAAACCACAAGTGGCAATTCTTGGACTAGCCCTGAAAACCCAAGCGAATATACACCTACTTATGAAAGCGAAGAAGAACCAAGTGAGGCAAAACTTGGCGAAATTTGGAAAAAAGGAAATGAGTATTTAATCTATGCAAGAGTGACTAACGATACAGCTTGGATTTTAAAGTCTGATCTAGGGCTTGATGCTTTTATTTGGTTTAATGATATGAATAATATTTCTTATAAATTAGATTTCATAATGGAATTAATTGATTATACCATTTCTCAAAATAATCAAAGAAAAGAAAGTATTATAAATGCTACTAAAGAAATTGATAAACTTAATGCTGATATTAAAGATTTAAAAGAACAAATTTCACAAAAGCAAGAACAAGAAGAAGACGCAACGCAATTAGAAGAGCTAAAAGAACAAAAACAAAACGAACTTGTGCAAAAACAAAACGAACTTGAAAATTTGACAAAAAACCATCTTTTAGTCAATCGTGGTTTTTTAGATAATATAGTTAAACAATTAGATGTTAGAAATGAAATTAAAAATTACCTTTTAAAAAATGATTTTAATCAAGAAATAGCTAAATATATTACTTTAGCTACTAATCAAACCATTACAGGAGCTAAAGACTTTACCAAACTACCTACAAGCTCGACAAAAGCTACAAAAGATAATGAACTTGTAAATTTAGCGACTTTAAAAGAACAAGTGTCTTTGCTCGATGGTAGTGGGCTTTCTTTGAAAAATGCAGAACTTTTAGCATTGATAGGGTTTAATACCTATCTTGATGGAACTTCTTTACTTAAATCTCATTCTATGTCTAATAATGTGATATACACAAATACAACAGGAGAAAAAACACCTATTGCAATAAAAATTCAACAAATCGATAATGTAACCAGTCAAGCTAGTATTAGTATATACATAAATAATTCTTTAATAAAAAAAATAAATGCTATACAATACACTAATTCAACAAATAAATATATTCCATTAACACATTATGAAGGCATCTTGAAACCAAATGACACATATAAAATAGAATTGTTTAATATTGCTATGGATAAGCCAAATATTGAGGCAACAATTTTAAATGTCAAATAAGGAGAAAAAATGAAATATTTTATAGACAAAAACGATAATAATCAAATTTATGCTTATGAGGATGAAGTGAGCGATGAGCAAATTAAAACAGGTTTAACACCTATTAGCGAAGAAGAGTTTAATGCTTTAACAAGTCCTCCTAAAAGCGAAGAAGAGCTTTTAAACGAGGCAAAAGAGTTAAAAATCAACGAGATTAATACAAAAAAAGAAAATATTTTAAATGGTGGATTTTCTTTTAAAGGTAAAATCTATCAAAGTTCTAATGAAGATCAGTTAAGAATTAATGGAGCAGTAACCAATGCTCTTGTTAATCCTAATTTAATTCCTTATATTGATTGGATTGCGCTTGATAATTCAACTACAAGATTTAGCGTAGATGAGTTTAAACTCTTTGCAAGTAGCATGGCTTATTTTGTGCAAGAAACTATTTTTAAAGCAAGTGCTTTAAAAGAAAAAGCTAGAAATGCACAAAGCAAAGAAGAACTTGATTTAATTGTTTGGGAGAGTGAAAAATGAATAACTTAGAAAACAACACTAATGTTATTTTATTTGCAGGCAGTGCTATATTAGCTTTTTTTTATCAATTTTTAGCGTATTTTAAAATAGAAACAGCTCAAGTTATTGTTTTGCTCATTGTTTTTAGCTTTTCAGGTATAGCCTCTATGATTAAAACTTTAGCTCTAAGAAAAAATTTTAGAAATTTTTTAATCACAGATATTTTAAGTAAAACTTTAATGTTTTTTGTGCCTTTTATCTTAGCTATTATGGCTAAGCAAATCAGTGTTTTTTACTATCTTGTGGATTATTCTTTTAGCTTTTTAACCATAGGTGAGTTTTTAGCATTTTTAATCAGTGTCCAAAGCATTAGGAAAAAAGAAGATATTAAAGAAATGGACTTTTATAATCTTTTTATAGAAAAATTTAAAAATATAGCAAACAAATATTTAAAATTAGAAGGCGATAAAAATGAAAAATGAATTAAAAAGGGTTTGTGTAAAACCTTATGATAAAGATAGATTTGAAGTGATACAAGACTATGAGTTTATTTTACCAAATTACAAAGGCATTGTACCACAAGGTTTTAAAACTGATGGAGCGAGTATTCCACGTATTTTTTGGAGTATTTATCCACCTTTTAAAAGTGAGTATTTTAGTGCTTGTGTAGTGCATGATTTTTTATGTGAAAAAGCAAAATCAAGAAAAGATTACAAACTTGCTGATCTTGTTTTAAAAGAAGCAATGCAAGCTTTAGAAATAAATAAATTTAAGATTTTTGTTTTTTATTGCTCTTGTAATTTATTTCATCAGATCAAATGTTTAATAAAGGGGATAAGATGAGCGTGGATTTAAGAGAAATTGCCATAAAAACAGAAGAAATCAATAAAGATTTTAGTGAAGCTTTAGAAATTTTAAAAGAACTTTTTAAAAATGGAGTAAAACCAAGCGATGAAAGTATTAAAAATGCTATAAATGAAGTTTTAACAAGTTTTAACTTTATAAAACAAAGTGAATTAAAAGAAAAACTAGAAGCCTTGCTAGAAGAGCTTGACATCAATGCAAATATCAATGAAGAGAGTTTAAAAGAAGTTGTATTAAAAGTTGTTTTAGAAAATCAAGAAAGTTTAAAAGGTGATAA